ATAACCGATGCACTTACAAACTCTGTATGTATTTCTTGTGCAGTTAATGTTCCACTAACTATTAAATCTCCAGCTATAGAAGCGTTTCCAGTTGTTGTAAGAGAGCCACTAACTTTTAAATTACCATGTATTCCACTATCTGCATAAGTAATTCCATCTATATGCGCTGAACTTGCCGATACGGAAGCGAATGTTACATTAGATGAAGTTGCAACTGCTTGTCCTATTGAAATTAATTGTTCTAAATTATTAGCGCCATCCCACCCTACTCCAGTATTACTTATAGTAACTCCAGTTCCAGCCATCAAAGTTAATTGATTACTTGTTGATATTCTTATTTCTGTAGTTCCAGCTTGTAATGCTGATACTACAGAGCCGGTGCCTGGTTGATTAGGATCAAATTGTGAATATGGTCTTTGTACATCAAATCCCCTACCAACTACTATTGGAGATCTTCTACTATGAGGTGTTTTACTTAAATCTAACTCTGAATATCCTGTGGGGGTTGGTAGATCTGCAGTTTCAGTACTAAATACTAATCTTTTAGGAGTCAAATATCTTTTTGTAGTTAATTCATCATTAAATCTTTCAGGTAACAAATATCCTCTAAAATTAAAATTAAAAGTTGTTTTTATTACTCGTTCTTCAGTTCCAACTTCACTTCCATCATCAAAAGAATCAACTACTACTCTAAATTTAAATTTTCCAGGTTCTCCCCAATATGAACCATCTGAATAATTAATTTGTTCTATAAGAGAATTCATTTGTTCTGTATAACTAGTCCATATCTGTGCCTGATAAGTCATTTGTACAAAATCTGGCATAGAAACTCTAAAAATTTCTGCTTGTGGTTGTAATCCCTGCTCTTTAGAAAATTGATCGTAACGATTTACATTACTATATTTTGATTTAAATGTTTGAAATATGGAAGGTTTAGTTGCATCTAATTTATCTACTGTAACCTGATCATCTCTAGTAACAGTTTGTCTTTTAAATAATATAAGTGGAGTTAATATCTGACCAGACTTATCTCGCACAAATCCATCAGCTCTTGCAGCTTTCCATCGTTCAGGATTACCATAAAAAATAGGAACTTTTACCATCTCACCTTGTTCTTGAACTTCTGGTTTAATAACTTCTGCAAAATAATACATAATTGCCGAATCAAAATCTTTGATTGTAGCAGTTATATTTTTTACATCATCTTTATCTCGTCTTAATAATTGACCACGATTAATTTCTTGAGAAATATATCTTAGTGCTCGTGGTAGCGGCTTACTTCTTGCCATTAGATACTCCTAACGCGTTCTATTTGTAACTGACTTCTTCTTACCATAAAGCCGAAAGCCTGTACAGCGAATTTTTTATTATCTTGCCCCCCTAAAAATTGAGATTCATTTATACTTTGTATTTCCCAATAGTTATCATACCAATCTATAATATCACCAACTTCTATTACAAATTTGATTTCAACTAAGGATGCTCTTAAAAAATTAAAAGAGGCAGTAACCTTTCTATCAGGACCCCACTCAGTAGTATGTACTTCTCCTGGATCTTGTGAAACTAATGTCGCTAACTTTACCCCTGGAGAATATACTTTTCCAGTAGAACCTGCTGCTTCTCCATACATATTCATCTTCGTTTCTTCTGGAGAAATTTTATAGATATATACAATAGAATTTATAATTCCTGTTGTATTGGAAAAAGGATTCCCTATAATTTCCTTATTAAAATGTTCAAAGTTTGATATGTCTCTTTCACTAAAGTATCTTCCTGCCATTTTATTACCCTATATAAATTGGAAGTGGTACTTTACCCAATTTCTCTTGTAACATCTGGGAACTATCTCTATCAGCCTCTAATAAATTTCGAGTACTTGTTTTTTCTAACATCTCTCTTAATTCTGCTTTTAAACCTTCTTTTTCAGCTACAGCCTCATTTCTTAAAGCATCTCCATCTAAAGTCATTTCACCATTAGGTATCGGAACAGTTCCATACTTTCCTCTAACACTACCTAAACTTTCTCTAGCTAATGCCAAACCAAATTTTCTAATCCATTGTTTCCCAACATCATTAATTTGGGCATATTTCATATTATCATATGGTACATTTGAAAAATCTGATATAGTATTTAAAGAACCTGAAAATGGAGTTCTCACACTACTATTAACTTCACTTTTCTTAACATAATCAAACCATAGATTAAAATCTTCAGTAGGATTAGGGAATATCCTAAGTTTACTTCCCATTACTTGAAATGAATATGCTGATTTTCTAATTTCATCATTTAATTCTATTGCCTGTACTCTAAGTAAATCCTCAAATATAGGCATTAATGTGAAAGTTACTGCTGGCGAATAACTACCAAAACCAAATCCTTCAACTAAATTTTGAGTACCATATCCTGTAGTTGCATATGGATCAAAAAATCTTCGAATAGCAGGTGTTGGACCATGATATATTCGTCTTATCTCAATACCATTCTCTGAATCTGATGCACTAACATTTGTAAATAATTCATCTAAATCATAAATCTGACTTCCACTTGTTATATCTATAGATCCAGTATAAAACGGTACATTACCACCAACATCAGCCGCAGTTCCATATTCTTCTGCTAATCTAGTAGTTCTACCCATAGCAGGAGTAACAATTTGGTGAGTTAAACTCGAACCTGTTGATTGTCCTTGTAAATGTAACAAATTATCAGTTATATTAAACTGATTAACTTGAGCAGAATACTCTGTAACTGCTTCTTCAAAACATGCGTAAAATGATCCAGAAGCTAATTCTACCGAAACAATTGGAAATCCCAATCGTTTTGCTGCCCAATTCGAAAAATTATCTATTGAACTAACAAATTCACTATCTGTATCATAAAATCCAAAAGGTGTTTGTCCACTTGCAAATGAACTACTACCTGCCCATATAGGTTCTGCCATTGTAAATCTCCATTTTAACTACAATTATTCAATAATAAATATCAAAGGTATAAAAAAAGGGCGGGAAAAATAAATTTCGCCCGCCCAATTTTAAATAAGAGGTTTAACACCTCTCTATGACATTAAATTACTTACACGTAATTTACATCTGCCACAATGACTTTCCCGTAAAACTCCGATCTTACCATTTTCTTTGCGTATCTGGTCATTACACCCTTTCTTGGGGTGAAATTTTTAGGATCGTAAACAAGAGGTGTCATTATTAACGGAACGTATGGTGCGTAAACAGCGCCTGTTTCCAAGAAATTAGATCCACGGAAACCTACCAATATGGTATTTTCCTTCATATATGGATTCTTATATACTTGGTAGCGGTTGTTTAACATACCAACCTTCTGTACACCCATTGCATAGGATTTGGCATTACCATCTCCATCTGCACCAGTTGCCCAACCCGGCATTGATTCTAAAACTGTTGCTGTTTCAGGAGAAACTACAACAAAGTTAGCGCCACCACGGAGGGTTTTCTGATGAATAGCATTGGATACGGATTGTATCTTATTGCCAAGAGTCTGGAACCAAGTTCCTTTTGTATAAGCACTTGCGTTTGCGCTTGATTCTGCGAACAATGAAGTTGCGGAATCATACTCATACCCAGGTCTTGCACTCCAACGTTCAGTTTTAGCAGAAGCAGCTGCCATCAACATATCAAGGATTTCCAAATCAATTTCCATTGAAATGTATTCACTTAACATAGATGTAAGTTCAGCTTCAGCATCAACTGAATGATAAGCATTCAAGTCCTGTGCCAATTCAGGTGTCCATACAGCTTTTAACTTACGAGTTTTCGCAACGATAGGAATACTCTTCAAGCTAATGTCCACTTCAGGGATATCAATATCCGCTTCAGGGTTTGCATCAATAGATGCTGTATCAGCTTCAAAGTCTGTACGGTTGTAATTAGTGCTGGAAACTTTGTGATATTTAATCACAGCTGCCGCAGGATTAATTGCATTGGATTTCTTAACGATAAAAGATATCGAAGTCTTCGCTGCATTTAATGCTGTATAAGCTGGGTAAAAATCATCAAAATTAGAACCACTAATTGAGAAAGCACGAACACCATCAGGATCGTATCCAGAGATAGCCCCAACTAATGTTGTGATTTTAAGTAGACCATTATCTGCTACTGCACCAGTTGACACAGATGCGGAAAGGTCTGGTTCGAAGTCTACATCACCCCAAGCAACAGAACCAGTTGCAATTTCCGTAGCGGAAGCTGCAGCAGCTGCTGTTAGTGAAGATGAGGAGACATCATTGATGGAATATCCAAAACGACCTGCGCCATAAAGACCACCAGTAGCATCACCAGAACCTGATGTGTTACCGTGTATATCAGCATCTGCTGAATGTAGACCTGTTTGTGCAGAACCATATTTGAAATCTAGATAGAAAATAAGACCTGAAGGTAAGTTCATTGGCTGAACAGAAACGAATTCCTGAGCTGCTAATTCACCAAAGATTCTACGAACCAATGGTAATGCAACGCCAGACCATTCTTCAGAATTGGCGCCTGTACCTGTACGACTAGCTTCATCAATTAACTGACGAGCTTGGTTTTCAAGTAGAACTGCCATACCGTGGGATTGAGTTTCATCTTCAATACCTTCTAAAAGACCGGTCGGTTCCCATTTATCTACTAACTTACGTGTCTGTTCAATAAGAGCACGTTGTGGATTATATCCATCCATAATTTCAGAGAGTTTTTCATATTTAGCCATTTGTTTTCTCCAATTATAGTATGTTAGCTAATTTTTTAAATCGATCACGCATTTCAGTACCTTCGGTAATCACTTCTTCTGCTTTCGCAGATTTTGTGGTTGCCTGTACTTTGGATGCTGATCCTTTCGTTTTAACTGATTCATTGACTGGTGTTGCTTCAGAACCAAACGATTCTGCTAAAGTGGAATAAACCAATTTAACTTCACGAATATTCTTTGCACGGTCGAATGTTTCAATTACTTTAACTTTTTGTGCCTCACTAAGACCAAAAGCGCGGAAGAGTTTATTAGTGAATAAAAGTTTTGCATTTAGCATGTTAACTTCAGAAAGTTGTCCACGTAAAACTTTAACAGATTCACGATAGTCTTTAAGTTCTGATTTAACAGTTTCTAATTCATTAACTTCTTCTTCAGCTTTTTCTTCTTCCTCGATAGCTTTAATCACTTCTTCTAAATCAACGTCGTCCGATTCATC